AAATTGCACCATTATCTTTGATATTGGCATCAAGGCATACTACAAGATATCCTCTATTGCACTTTGATGAAAAAACTGGTATGAATAGACCATTAAGATATGCACGTAATCAAAACTCACCTTTTCAAGATGAGCAAGATGATAATGCTATTGTTGAGCCTATAGTTTTTGAAGACGGATTTTTATTCGTTCCAAAAAACAACCAAATATTACAAAAGTTTCTATCGCTTCACCCAGGCAACGGTAAAACCTTTGTTGAAATAAACAAAGCTAAAGAGGCTGCTGAAATAGTTGAAGATTTAAACTTAGAAGTTGATGCTTTAATAGAAGCAAGACAACTTACGGTTGAGCAGGTAGAAAATGTTTCAAGAGTTTTATTTCAAAAGGATGTATCAAAAGTTACTACCTCAGAGCTTAGAAGAGATATATTAATATTTGCTAAACAAGACCCAGCAGGTTTTATGAAACTTTTAAAAGACCCTACTCTTAAATTTACAGCTATGATTCAAAATATTTTAGATAAAGGTTTGATACAAATGAGAAATCAAAAACGTGAGGTATGGTTTAACACACCTTCAAATAAAAAGAAAATGTGTAATATTCCCTACGGTGAAGACCCAATGTTTATTATATCATCTTACTTTCAAAGTGATGAGGGTTTAGAGTCTTATAAGCATCTAAAAGCGTTAGCAAAAAATTCGTAACTTTGCTTTTTGTTTAACCCATAAAATTTTTAACATGGCAAAATATATAACTTTAGATACAGCAAGTGACGGTAATGTTCACGTTAACACAGATCAAGTTCTTTATGTAGAGACAGTAAGTTCTACTGCAGGAGATATTTTTCTGGCTAACGGAACACACAAATTAACGGTAACTGGAACTGGACTGACTTCAGGTTTTGCTGAGAATGTAAATGCAGCGCTTGTAAAAGCAGCAGAAACTTCTTGGACAAACGCAGCAGTACCAGTATCGAAAGATGGCGGACTAGTATTTACTAGTATTGCAATTGGAACAATATAATCCTTCCTTTACTATCGACAGCGAGAAAGCACCCAAATCCAGGGTGCTTTTTTATTTTGTGTATCTTTGTAAAAAGATTTTCAAATGATAAATTCTGTAAGAAATACTGTACTTGCTATCATAAACAAGAATAACTATGGCTATATATCTCCAAGTGATTTCAATTTGTTTGCCAAACAAGCTCAACTAGATATATTTGACGAATACTTTACAAATTATAATCAACAGATAAATGAAGAAAATGCAAGAATATCTGGAACTGGTTATGCAGATTTAAAATTAGGATATGAAGAGGTTATTGATAGTTTTGCTGTAACAAAAACATTAGTTCAAAATGTTAATAATATTTATTACTTACCTAGTCAAAGCACCACTGGTGACGACTATTATTTAATAAACAAGATATTGTGTTATAACGCTGGTGTGTTAAAAGGGGAAGCTGAAAAAGTTAGTAATAGTAAAATTAATTTGTTAAATAAATCTCTTTTAACTGCTCCTTCTGACTCATATCCAGCATATACACAAAAAGGTGATAGTGTAACAATTTTTCCCTCAACTTTCAATGGAGCTTTAGATGTGCAAGCAACTTACATAAGGTATCCAAAAGATCCAAAATGGACCTTTGTAACCTTATTTAATGGTGAACCTTTATTTGACCAATCAGCTTCAGATTTTCAGGATTTTGAACTACCTATAGATGATACAAATGATTTAGTGGCTAAAATATTACAGTACGCTGGTATATCAATCCGAGAGGCTGAAGTATTTGAATTTGGAAAAATCGATGAACAACAACTAGATAATCAGAAATAATTATGACATATATAAATCAAAGAAAATATTATACAAACGACGGAATTAATCCTACTGATGCTAATTGGGGGTCTTATCAATACGTAACTTTAGATGAAGTTATAACAAATTTTCAATTAATGTATGCTGGAAATCATTCATTAATTAATAATGTTAATAGATATAAAATTCTATTTCACACTAAAAGAGCTATACAAGAATTAAATTATGATGCTTTTAAAGAAATCAAATCCCTGGAATTAAAAGTATATGATGATTTAAGATATGTCCTCCCGTCCGATTATGTAAATTGGGTAAAGCTATATCTTTTTAAAGATAATGTTTTAAGAGAATTAACAGAGAATATACAAGTTCAATCTGCTGTTCAATATTTACAAAATTCTACCGCAGTATTTGGGTATGACGGAAATAATAATGTATCTACAATTGAATCTAACTTAGATTCTTCAAGAAAAAGCGGAGCGTTGAAAAGTATTTATTTAAATCAAGAAACAGAAGGAGATGTAAATTCTATTTGTAATGATTGCGAAGACGATATATATGAATCTAGAATAGGAGCTAGATATGGTTTAAATACTGAAACAGCAAATTTTAACCCTACATTTACTATAGATAAAAAAGCGGGTGTAATTAATTTTGATTCTACTATGGCAAATCAACAGTGTGTATTACAATACATATCTGATGGAATGGAAAGTGGTGATGACTCTAAAATAAGCGTTAATAAATTATTTGAAGATTATATTTATGCTTACGTTCAGTATGCCTTATTAAATAGTAAATTTGGAGTTCAAGAGTATATAGTGAATAGAGCAAGAAAAAATAAACAAGCTTTATTAAGAAATGCTAAAATCAGGTTAAGTAATATTCATCCAAGCAGATTGCTTATGAACTTAAGGGGTGAAAACAAGTGGATAAAATAAAATGGCAAACATTCAAAGAAATTTTGTAGCAGGCCGTATGAATAAAAGCCTTGATGAAAGGCTTATTCCTAACGGAGAGTATATAGATGCTTTGAATGTTAGATTAGGTTCAACTGAAGAATCAGAGATTGGTGCTGTTGAAAATGCTAAAGGAAATGTTCAAGTAACTTCTCTTCAATATATAGACGGTACACCAATTAGTTCTCAAGCTAGATGTATAGGTGTTTTTGAAGATGGTGCTAATGAAACCATATATTGGTTTGTCCATGATCCGGCTTTTTCAGTAGGAGCCACTGGAAAACTTGATTTAATTGTTTCGTATAATGTTATTACAGGTGCTATTATTTATCACGTTGTAAGTATTAATGATGGTAACAATGTAAACACTACATTAAATTTTGATTCAAATTTTTTAATAACAAGTGTAAATAAAATTGACAATTTATTATTATTTACTGATAATTTAAATCCTCCAAGAGTTATAAATATTGATTCTAATTATCTAGACCCTTATTTAAATATTGACCAATTTACTGATGAAGAAATTCTAGTAATAAAACAACCCCCGGTTGCTGCCCCTACATTAAATTTATTAAGCACTGTTATACAGGATGGTTTTTTAGAAGATAATTTTATTTGTTTTGCTTATAGGTATAAGTATGCAAATGGTGAGTACTCAGCTGTTTCTCAGTTTAGTGAACCAGCTTTTGACCCAGGTTTGTTTTCATTTTCATCTAATAGTTTTTTAAATGAAGGTATGGTAAATTCCAAAAATGCTGTACAAATTACATATAACACAGGAAGTTCATTAGTAGTTGGTGTAGATTTATTGTTCAAAGAAGCTAACGATCCTACTATAAAAATTATTGAAAAAATAAAAAAATCACCTTTAGGACCGCATAATACTGACGCAACTTATGTTTTTACTAACAGCAAAATATTTACTGTTTTACCAGAAAGTGAAATTTTAAGATTATACGATAATGTTCCTAAAAAGGCTAAAGCTCAAACCTTAATGGGTAATAGACTTATATATGGTAACTATACGGAAGGTTATAATTTAATTGATAAAGATGGATTACCTTTAAATTTAGATTATACAGTTGAATTAAATTCCAAAAACATTGGAGGTGATTCTCTAACTGCTTCAAATGCAGTTGCGTATACCTATGAAGCATTTACTTTTTCTCAAGCAAATGCTAATTCAGGAGTCAAATTTGATTTAGGGGGTTTTGAAAGTTCGTTGGTAACAGGAGCTACTCTTTCATTTTCTTTAACTTATGAACACCTTTTATATCGAGGGACAAATCCTCCAGATGCAACACAAGGAGCTACAATAATTAATTTTTCATATACACTAATAGATAATTATAGCACAGTAGCTGATTTATTTAACAGTTCAGATTTTCAAGCCAAAATAGGATTAACAGATGCGTCCATACAAACTTTAGCCGATGCACAAAGTGGTTTAGGATCTACCTTTACGGATGTATATAATTATTCTCTACTCGGAATATTAGATGGTACAACTTATGATTATGCTATAAACCAAACAGGTTTAACTGCTTCAACGCAAGTTCCTCCTGCAAAAGGTGAGCCTATAAACGGAACTATAAATGGCACAGAAATAACTTTAATATTTCCTGCTGTACAATATTCACAAACCAACCCTGTGGCTAGTAATTTAATTGCTTCATATAATAATTTTACAGATGTAAATGTAAGGTTAGAACAAACAGCAAACATAGAAAGCTTACATAGTAATAGAGGTTATGAATTGGGTATAGTTTACATGGATGAGTACAACAGGTCTTCCACTACTTTAGTAAGTAATAACAACACAGTAAACTTACCTTGCTCAACGTCAATAAATAAAAATGAAATAATAGCTACCATTCCTATTAGCCAAAGAGCTCCAAGTTGGGCAACAAGATATAAATTTTGTTTAAAACCAGACAGAACTACTTATGAGACTGTATACTCAAGTATATTTTTTGAAGATCCAACATCTAACAATTCTTATCTTTTATTAGAAGGAGATAATATAGCTAAAGTAGAAACGGGAGATAGATTAATAGTAAAGAGTGATTCTTCTGGTCCTATGACAAGATGTGTTTATGCAACAGTTTTAGAAAAAGAAACTCAAACGGCAGACTTTATTCCTTTCCCGGCATCTCCAACTCCTCCTACTGTACCAGGAGGTGTTTATATGAAAATGTCAACCAGTGATTTTGATGCAGTTTTAGATACAGATGATATTGTAGACATACAAGTTCCTTCAGCGGTAGCTGGACAAAATAATAGATACCCAGGCTTAGCTTATCCATTTTTTGTAACCTCTGGAAGTTCTTATAATATACCAGCAGGTTCAAGAATAGTAATGAGTATATCTCAGTTAAGAGTTGGTCAGGGAGGTGCTTGTGAATATAGAGCTAATACAATAGAAAAAGAATTTATATCTCCTGATACATATAATGATTTTTATACCTGGTTTACTTCAAATAATGTCGGGGCTGTTATTGAGTCTAGTGGGATTCAAAATCCTAATACCGGTGGAGATGCTGTTCAAAATGTTTTTATAAATTCTTTAGTACAAAACAATGGTGTACCTGATTTTAATAATACAAACCCCTCTACTGCTAAAAATTTAAGAGATAGTGACTTGCAAAATGTAAATAGATTTGGCCCTACTGCAACGTCTCCTTTAACTACAAATTATTATAGATTTTATAAAGATACATCAACAGGTGATTATTATTTAATGGTTAGTGGAACAAGATGTTGTGGTGGAGACTCAGATGGAGATTCTAGTGTAAGAGTTCATTTTACGGTTTACAGAAGAGACTCGGTTATTGTGTTTGAAACAGAACCACAAGAGGCTTTACCAGATGTATGGTTTGAAAACGACCAATCTTATTCTATAGACTCTTTAGGTAACCACAGTGGTAATGTCACTAATCAAGATATAGCTATAGGTGTTGCAGGTGTTGTAAATACTAGATTTTTTAACTGTTATGCGTTTGGTAATGGAGTTGAAAGTTATAAAATAAGAGATGCCTTAAATGGGAAAT